GAGCTGCTCGAGCCTTGGCGACCATAGCGCGCGATCGCCGGCCTTGTAGGCCTTCCGATAGCGCGGGCCTACCTCTCTGCGAGCAGCAGCCTCGAGCGCGACCTGGTCATCGCTGGCGCCCGTGGCGCCGGCGAGCTTGCGGATGTAAGCCCCGATGCGCTCGGCCTGGCCGCGGAAACGACCTTTGGTCGCCTCCTCGAGCGCCTGGCGCCCTTCCGGCGAGGTGTTTGCCGCCGATCGCACGAGAGCCATCGTGCGCTCGCGACCAGCGTCGGCAATAATGCGCGGGACGCCGGCCTGGTTGGCAACCTGGAGCTCGTAAGGCGAGAGCTTGGGCCCGTAGGTCGCAATATCGGGCCCCAGCGTCGAAACGACGCGCCTGGCTGCTTCTACATCAGGATTGACCCTGCCGCGGTAGAGCTGCGCGATCCGGCTGCCAACCTGACCCAGGCCTTCAGCCGCCGCGGCGCCGCCGGTGCCGAAGACACCGCCGGCCAAGCCGCCCAGAGATGCATTGGTGATCGTGTCGGCCACGTTCTGGCCGCGCGAGATGCTCGAGCCGGCTCCGTAGAGCGCGCCCGCCGTGCCGCCGGCAAGCGCAGCTCGTTCTGTCCTCTCGAGGCCTGTGAGCCCCTTGAAGGCACCGAATTTTGGCCCCAGCAGGGCGCCATGGAGCTGGCCGGAAAGGTAAGCGACGGGATGCTGCTCCTGTTGCAGATCCTGATCTTCCATGTAGGCATCGCGCCCGCGATGGTAGGCTTCCTGCACACCAGGGTCGGGATGGCTCGACATGGAGTTTGCGAGCATCCTGACGGCGCCGACCATCGGTCGGCCAAAGTACTTAACCGTGTCGGCGAGCGGCTGGACGAACTTTTGAGCTGCCGCGCCAGGCTCGCTAATCAGGCCCGAGACGGTCTGCGGCTCCTGCGGCGTTGTCATATCCGGCGCCTTGGTGCCGGAAGCCTCGCCGGCGCCCGCGATCGCGCCCGCGGTGCCTAAACTCAGCCCCTCCCTTAGTCCTCCGACCCTCGCCTCCTCGGCAGAGAATTCCTTTGTGGGCTTCCAGGGTTTCGGCTCGTAGGTCGGCCACTTTGCCGCGGCGGGGCCTTCCTCCTCGGTGCCAGCAGACAGCGGCCCACCCTCTGGAACATATTCGGGCATCTTAGCCGCCGCCGGCCCATCGGGATTAGCCCTGACGGGAACCGGGATGTCGATGCGGGCGATGTCGGGCTGTTGCGGAGGTGGCTGTGGACCGCCAGGGAACGACGGCAGGTTGATCTGCGGTGCGCCCGCGGGAGCTCCAGGATCTGGAACGATGCCGGCCATCTAGTACTGAGCCCCTGCGGGAGCGGCCAGTGGGCCTGACTTTGTCCTGGACACTTCGATGGGGACGACATAGCGACCGCTCTGGGTTCGTACCGGCTGTCCCGGCTGGATCTTCATTGCCCTCGCCCAGGCCGGCACCTGTTCCTCGGTGAGCGCCGGCATCGTTACTGCAGCGAGCAGTTTGGGCTGTGCCAGCTCGGCGGGTGTGAAGATCGACGTTGAACTGAGTTTCTGGCGCAGTAGTTGGCTGAACCCGCTGTCGAGAAGACCGCCGTGCGTTTGCTTGTACTGGTCAGCCATGTTCGCAATTTGTATCGAGAGCTGCGAGTGGCGCCAGGCAATCTCGGTCAATGTCCTGTTGGCGGCGACCGAATTGGACGGGTTCTGCGCGGCCTTTTCCATCAGCATGACTTGCGATTGGAAGAAGCGGCTGTTCGTAAGGCCGGCGGCTTGGCCCTCGGCCTTGAGCGTATTGATCTGTTGCAGGATGCTGCCCGCCATAACCTTGCGGAAGGTTTCCTGCGGCTGCGCGTCGTTCTCGTGTCCTGGCGAGAGCTGCGCGATCGCCTTGCGATAGCCCTGGACAATGTCGGTGCCAAAACCGGAGACGAATGTCGGTTCATTGAGAAGGCTGCGTGACAGTCTGAGGTTTTCGAGGCCGCTGCCAGCGATGTCTCCTGTGCTTGAGATGCCTTCGTATAATTTAGAGAACTGCGCGACATCTGCCTTCTGTCCTTCCTTGGCGCGCTCGTAACCGAGCGGATTGCCACCAGGAATTCCAGATGCTGCAGCATCCTTCTGTGCTTGCGTCGGTGCTAGCGCCTCACGGATCTGCTTTGCGACCGCCATGTTTTGATTGTAGACATCAGTCAGTGATTTCGAGGTGCCGGCGAATTCTGGATCGGCGCCATAACGTGCAGCACCCTTTGCGGCAACCCTTGCCGCGTTTTCGTATCGCTGCGCGTTTTCCAGCGAGAAGTAACCTGGCTGCCCCGCGGGGATCGGCGGCGCCGTTGCCGGGCCGCCGGTGCCGGTCGCAGAGAAAGCGGGATCGGCGCGTTGTGCAAATGTCTGCGGCGCCGGCTGCCCAGCAGTGCCGCCAGTTGGGATCGTGCCGCCTTTGGCCGAGGCGATCCAACGATTAACTCTTGCGCCTGTCGCGCTATTCGGATCGATTGGTGTGAACTCATCGACGCCGCTACCTTTGGCGACCTGGATGACTTTTTCGGCAGTGGCATCGTCATCAGGGAATTTTGCTCGCACATAATCAGTCAGCGTTTGCGGCTGTGCAGTTGTGGTCGAAGCCTCCGGTGCGGCTACCTGTGGGCCAGTCATGGTTGATCGAGGAGCGGGGACGCCGTGTGGTGGTATTGTTGGCGCACCCGTCCCTTGCGGATCTACGATGTTGCCCTCCGCGTCTTTGCCGATTGCTTGCATCATCTGATATTTCATCAGCGGCTGGATGGCCTCGGGACCACCGAGCTTTCCAAGCTTTTGCGTCACCGCATTGATGTTGATCGTGCCGTCTGGGTTGGTCGGCACTCCTCCCGGTCCCTGGAATGCAGTCTGCAGCGCTCTCGTGCGCCCCATCTGGGTGCCTTCGAAATAATTCTTACCCAGGTCGCCGAGCCACCCCATGTTGAGCAGCGGCGGCGCGTAGGACGCCGGCGTCGGCCCCGAAGGAAGCGTGACGTTGTCCCAGGCTGGCATTAGTAGAGGCCTCCGAAAGGTCCGCCCGTGCCGCCAGGGTTGCCCTGGGGCTGTTGTTGCTGCCCGAGCAGAGCGGCCAGCCGCTGCGCGAGCGTGAGCTGCGGCTGGATGTTCATTGGCTGCTGCCCTGGTTGCTGCAGCGGTTGCTGTTGCGGCTGCGCTTGTTGCGGCTGTTGCTGCCCAGGCTGTTGTTGGAAGAGAGCCGCGAGCTGCGCCCCCAGATTTGCCGCCGGTGGGTTGTAGTTAGGCGCCGCGACCGGCATCTGATTGTCCCAGGCTGCCATCGGTATCTCCTATACGAACAGCGAAAATAGCGAGCTGGCGAGGTTTCCGGCGCCGCTCGCAAGATTGCCGCCGACGCTGCCGCCGGCGGTGCCGGCTCCGGTGCTTGCGAGCTTGGCAGCGCCGCCGAGCAGACCCCAGAGGTTGCCGCCCGCCGTGAGTGGCGCGAGATCCGCGTTTGCCTGGGCGTTGCCGATGCCGACGTTGGTGCCGTAGTCGATATTGGCCCTGGTCGTCCCGGCACCGAGCTGCGCGTTGCCGAGGTTCTGCTCAAGGCCAGAGATCGCACCGGCACCGGTCTGCGCTGCGCCCAGGAACGGCGCGAGCTGGCTGACGTAGTTGCCGTAGTTCGTGTTCGCGAGGCCGGTGGTGTAATTCGCGAGCGCCGTCTCCTCGTTGCCGGATGGACCGCCGCCGCCGTAGCCCTTGGCAGCATTCGTTCGATCGACGTTTTGTGTTCCTTGGTTCAGCGTGAATTGATACCCGGGCATGTTCTGCAGCGTCTGCTGCATACCGGCGCCGCCCTGCGGACCAAAGCCGAGAAGGTTTGCCAGTTGAGAGAGGCCGGCGCTGCTAGTGTTGTAGGTGCTGGTTAGCGGAGCGAGGCCGGCAGCGTAGCTGCCCTGCAGTTGTCCAAGACCGGTATTGATGTCGCCCGTTGCCTGCGTCTGGCCGGCTCTCAGCGCATTTTGCTGATCCTGCGCGGCCTTGTCCTGTGAGCTGGTGTTGAACGGGGCAAGGAGATTATCGAAAATACCCATGGGCGCCTCTCAGCTCAATTTGTACGGAGTGACGACTGCCTTCCAGTTGGCAACCGTGATGTTGAAGTTCGTGTGTGTGGCGCGATCGTTGAGCTGCGGCGGGTTCGTCACATAAACGACCATGAACGACAGTGTGCTGTTGGCGCCAAAATCGATCTGGTTGTTGAAAATTCCGCCGTTGAAAACACGATCGCCGATGGCATAGCCGTGTTCAGCGATCAGGCATTCGATGTACATGGTGACGAGATCAGGGGTGCTGGCGAAGCCGTGCGCTTGCGTGGGGGCGACCGAGAGCGCGATCGGATTTAGAACGAGCGGTGTGCCGGGGATCAGGCAGCCGTGGACGGCGCCGGTAGCAAGGTTCGTGATCTGCGAGCCGTCGCCGGCGGGATATTTTCCGGCACCATCCCATGCGATGAGATGTCCAGGACCAGATCCGACGTTGCTCTGATCGAGAACCGGGACGCCGTTCTGCTTGACGACCGGCCAATCCCAGGTGGTCGATTTGAGTAGCCGATCGACTGCGGTCTGCCAGAAGCTTTGCCGATCGGTCGGGTTCTTTTCTTGCACCACTTGCGTGGTATTGGCCGGCGACAATGGTGTCGTGAGCGGTGGCATTAGTACTCACGCGGATCTGTCGATTGGCGCGAACTCATAAACGAGACGAAGATCGGCGCGCTGATCGTCCACCTCCACAGCACACCGGTGGCATTCGAGTAGCCGCAATTAAGAACCGTGACGCGCTTGACCGCCTTGCCCTGCTTGCCGAGGCCTCTAATCCAGGGATTGCCCCAGTTCACGCCGCCGTCGCGCGAGATCTCGATCTGCACTTTCGGATCTACCATCTCGGGCGTTGGCGTGATGTCGGTCGCCGTGCCACCGGAAACGTATGCGTGAGCGAACACGCAGCCCTGCAGCTCGAGGTGATTTGCATCAATGACCGTGGCGGTCCAGTTGCCGTTTGCCTCGACCGTGCCGGTCACGCCGGCGACGACGACGACATCTCCCGTGAAGACATTGGCGGTTGAATTCACCGCGAGGCGAACGATGCCCAGTGTGCCGGCAGCAGCCCCCGTGACATTCATCACCAGCGATCGCTGAGTGCGCCCAACGCCGGTGACGAATTCGAAATCGGCTCGAGCAATCCGCATACGGTTGGGGAAATCTTCCACCGGCGCGCTGGTGAGCTGGCAGAGCAGCGGGTTGTTGACCTCGGTTCGGTTGGTCGGATCGACGTAGAGGATGTCGCCGGTCTGCGTGTCGCCGAGCAGCCACTTTCCGAAAGCAGGGTGTCCGCGCACTCCGCGCCAGCGTCCTTGCGAGCCGTTCGGCAGCAAGCTTTTGCGCTCGTTCCATTTCTGCGTCGAGAGATTGAACTCCCAGCTCCAGTTCGGAGACGAGAGGACAAACATCTTGCGGCCAGAAGCGATGTAGCAGCCGGCATCGACCCTGTTGCCGGCGCGGAATTCAGTCTCGACCAGGCGGTCGAGATCCGGCGGCGAGATCTTTAGCGGCGCGAAGCTCCCCGGCGTGAGCTGGTAGGTGGCAAAGTCTTGCGCCACCCAGTGCAGGGCGCCGAAGCCGTCTTCGAAGCCGGCGATCGCGTTCTCCTGCAGCAGGCCGTACTCCATGACGACCATGCGCGAATAAGGAAACGCCGGATAAGCTTGCGCGGTGTCCTGCCAGACCTCGGTTGCCGAGGTGCAGAAGATAAACAGCAGGCCCGAGAAGGCGATCGTCCGCATCAGGGTGTCGGATGATTTTGCCTGCACGGTGGTAAAGCAGAGCGCATTCATCGTCAGCGCATTGATGTCGGTTGCGAAGACGCGCCGATCGGCAATGCCGAAGATCAGGTAGCCGTCCTGGAAGCAGACTGACTTGGGCTGCGGCAGGATGCCGCCGGCGTTGTATGAGCTGGGCGCCCCGACACCGAGCTGGAAGGCGCCGTTGTCGATATCGACCGCGATGATCTGCGGAGTGCCGTTGTTGTTGCGGGCGATCGAGACGCCCCTGGTGCCAGGAAGCGCGCCGAGCAGGTTAACGGCGCCGGTGGTGTCAACGGTGAGCGCCTCGTTGGCGAAGACCTCGTAGCTCAAGCCGGCGACGATCAGACCACCGCGGTAGCCGGATTGCGTGGTCACGGCGTGGACGGTTAGACCTGGCGAGGATCTCCAGACGATGTCGCCCTTGACGGCAATGCCGGCCTGCGCCGGCTGGCTTGAACCGAGCGGCTCGGCGTAGACGTTAACGAGGCGCCCTGCGCTTTCCTGCGGATCAGCGCCTGGAAAGCTCGATGTCGGCCAGGGGACATTGATGGGCTTTGCTGCGGTCGCCATCAAAAGTACTCTGTCGTTTGCACCTCGAAGGTCGCGCGACCGCGCGCCATTTTCTGCAAGCTCAAAGCCGCAGCTCCTGTGCCTGGTGGATGCCCGAGGCCTTTCTGGGTGAACTGTGCGGCGTCTGCTGCTACCGAGCCAAATTTTGCCGACAGCAGGTCGCAGACGATCGCGGCCAGGTCGTCAAAGTACTGTCCCGGGATGCTGCCGCCGGAAGGCCCGAGCTGGCCGCGGTCGGCGACGTAGACCAGCTCAAGGCCCTCGAGCTTGCGGAAGATGCTGTCGATCTCGCCATCGACATATGCGACATCCTCGACATCCGGCACCTGATTTGATGCGACAGCGCCGAGTTTACCCAGCGCAGCGGTGATCAAATCGGAGCGTGTCCGGTATGCCGAGGATGCGCTCATCAGGCCGCGGCCTTTTTGAGTTCGTCAAAGCGCGCGTCGTAGAACGGGCGCAGGAACGAGATGGTTTCGCTGTCCTCATGCACCGACAGACGTTCGCGCATGTCGGCCTCGGCCTGCCAGCGTTCATGTAGCTCGGTCGGCGTCTCGCAGGTCTTGAACCAGGTCAGCGCCCAGCCCCGATATTCTTCCGGTGTTTTCGGCAATCGCGGCGCGCCCTTCTTTGGCGCCGGCGCCTGCTTGAAACCCTCGACCAGGAAATAGGGATTTTCCCGCAGTTTCTCGACAACCTTGATCTTGCGGGTGACACCTCGACCGCGCTCTTCGCCGTCAACAACGACGACTTTGCGCTCGATGATATCGATGGTCGCACTGTCGGGGATGTCCACCGGCTTACCGGCAGTGAAAGCGAAACCGCCAAATGATGTCTCGATCGGGTCGCCGTTTTCGAGCGGCGTGTAGGTGATCTTCGTCATGCAGAATTCCTTCTGATAAGAGAGCGGCGCGGCTGATGAGGCCGCGCCGTGTGGTTTGATCAGCAGCCTGGAGCCGTGCTGCCAACGGGAGCGACAACGCAGCCGCCATCGTTCGGAGCAAAGTATTCGATGATGTAGGCCGCATTGCCGGCGCTCGCTGGTGCGCCGGTGATGGTGTAGGTCACAAAGATGTCGAAGCCGCCATTGCTGCCGGTCTGGGTTGCACCGTTGCCGGTCGCAGCCGTGCCGAGGTTGGCGGCGACCACCGTAAGTGCGGTGCCGGCGCCCGCAGCGTGTACCGATTGCGCGGCCACGAGGTTAACGCCACCCGACGAGGTGCCGATCCCGACCGTGTCGGTCGTTCCGGCGTTGAACGCCGTATAGACCTGTTGGTAGGCCCGCGTGATGAAGGCATTGTAGGGGACAGATCCCACTTTCACCGAGCAAGTGAGCGATACCAGGACGCACCCGTTGTAGGGGAACGAGAAACGCAGGTAGTGCGTCTGCTGGGTATTGAACTGCCGGGGCGGATAGCTGGCCGGCACGATGAGCGCATAGACCAGAGCGGTCGCTGCGAGCAGCGCAGTGATCGCGGTCGTGAAGACCGCGAGGGGGCGCGTGAACAAGCGCATGGTTGAGAGCCTTTCTGTTGGAGGATAGGAGGTGCGCGGCAGCGCCTTGCGGCGCCGCCGCTGTTATCGATCAGGTGTCTGCCGGTGCGTAGAAGATGCCCGTGTAGATGCCCCATTCCTTGTAGTTGCCCGAGGGCGTGAGCTTGGCGATCTTCTTCAAGCCGTAGGCCATCTGAACGCCTACGCCGCGGTAGAACTGATAGTCGTCCTCCTTGAGGAAGGTCGGCATCGGCATTCTGCCCCAGCACCATGCGATCGCGCTCTGTCCGCACAGGAACATGGGCGCCACCTGGATGCCGCCGGCTCCTGCGGTCGAGTAGAAGACTGGCAATCGCACGGTGAGTTCGGGAATTTCCCGAATGATCATGCCGTTGTATTGCAGATCGCCGTCCTGGAAGAGCGGGTTCTTGTCGAACCCACTACCCTCACGCGGTCGAGCCTGGGTGTTTGCTTGGATGATGGTGGCATCGTTCTGCAGATCGCGGAACGACAACGAGTTCGCGAACACAACGAAGTATTCGCGACCGTTCGTGAGCCTGTAGGGACGAATGCGCGGGTTCGCGAGCTTGGCGAGGCGCTTCATCTTGTTGAGCGAGGCAGCGGATGCCGCCATGCCCGTAGTGATCGCCGAGCAGGAAGACGCGAAATTGCCGGCAACCATATTGCCCTGGGCGCCGCCGAAGAGAACGCGATCGGCGTTGTCTGTCGTCCAGGTATTGCGCTGCGCGGCGCTCGCCTGGTCGAACAGGGCGCCGTTGACGCGCTGGCCTTGGTTGGAGCCGAGGCCTGCGGGAGCGGTGGACGCGAGCGGGATCGTGTAGAGCGTGTCGCAGATCTCGTCGCGCTGCAGCTCCTTGCCCCAGTCGGTGAGCAGGGGTCGGGCTTCGCCGAAGATGTCGATCGAAGATTTCTGCTCTTCCGAGGCAGCGATCTTGACCGCATTTCTTGCCCAATCAATCCAGCACCGATCGCCGTAGTTGTCGATGTTCTCTTCGTTGCCGACGAGAACGCCGGTTGCGACGGGCTGGTTCTTGAGACGAGCGATCAGCGGGATGTTGATCTGCTCGCCGCCTTTCTTGAGGTCGTTGATGACGCGAATGATCGCGGTCTTTTCGGAGCCGATGTACGGTGAGAAGAGATTTTCGCGGATGTATTCCCGCGTCATCTCCTTCCGAAAGACGATAAGTTTGTTGTTAGTCTGGATGAGGGAACCAGCGACAGCCATGACAATGGCCTTTCCGGTTTAGGCCCTCCTCAATTTGTCGGTGTGGTGATCAAGGAGTGGCCTATCGAATTGCGAAATCGAAGACCGACGCCTCGCTCCCGTTGTACAAATCGGGATCTTCGACCTGGTGGGTCGAGCCCGATTGACTGTTCAGCGAGGGTGGAATTCGGGTGACAGTTCGCGGGCGACCTCCGTCGCCTCGCCTCGCCGACCTGTTCAGAGCGTCAGCGGCCTTGGCGAGAAACTGCTCATTCTGGAGCAGCTCGTCTTCGACCTTTTGACGATATGCTTTCGGGTCGGTCCCGATCTCGCGGACAGTCGTCCTCTCCCCGTGCCAGCGCATGAGCGCCTTACCGGGGTTAGGTGCGCTCCAGATTGCTCGGACGGTTGGGCTGGTGCCGTACTGCTGCTTCTCGGCCTCGCCGATCTGCCGCAATTCGCTGTAGGCCGCGGTGAATTTTTCGCCGTGCGTCTCGGCAGCATCAGAGAGACTGCCTTCGACGTACCGCATCTCCGCGACTTGCACTGCCCGATCGCCGACCTGCTTCCCGAAACCGATCGGGTCGCCGAAGGGATCTGGTGCTTCTTGCTGTGGCTGCTGCTGTCTCTGCGGAGGTGCAGAGAGCCTCGCCTGGATGTCCTGATAAAGACGCGCCAGCTCATCGATCTTGCGATCGCGCTCGGCGAGTGCCTGCTCGGCCTGGGTGCGCTTTGCCGTCTCCTCGCGGAGCCGGCTCGACGGCACCAGGCGCGCGTCATCGGCTTGGGTGAATTGCCCGGTCTTATCGTCCCGGGTTTTTTCGCCCTCGCCAGGTTTGGCTTCCTTCTCGCCTTTGTCCTCGGGCTCGGCCTCGATCTCCTCACCAGGCTCTTCTTCCGTGGTGCGGCCTTCGAGATCGTCGCCCTGCTCTTCCAGCGATCGGTCGCCATCCTTCTCAAGCGGTTCTTTGCCAATGCCTTCCGAGAAGATCTCCTCCTCGGTGGCGGCTATGGCGTCGGCCAATCCAAGTTCGTCGGCAGCAATAGTCCGCGTTGCCATTTCTGGCCTCCATTGGTTCTCGTGTCGCTGAGATGCGTGTGCGCCGATGTCGCTCGGCGTGGCGTAGCGCGGCGATTACTTACGGGGCCGTGCGTCCCGTTCCCCTGTGTCGCCGGGGAGAGCGAAACTGGTGCGAGGTCATCACAAGCTCGTGATGGTTGCCACTTTTTTGAGACTGTTTAAGAGCCTAGGAGACCGTTTAAGAGCCTTTGAGAGCATTTAGAAATAGGCCACCCTATTCAAATTGCTTGACGCAAAACCCGGAGGGCTACCATATTTCTAAAGTCATCGCCTCGAAACTCGAACGCCAGGAGGCGATGATGAAACCCAAAATCAGTTACCGGAGCTACATTATCTCACCAGCATGGCAGCAGGTGCGGCGAGAATACCTGCACAGCGTCGGATGGGTATGCGAGCGTTGTCACAACGACTGGGCTACTCAGGCCCACCATCTAACCTACGACAATCTTGGTCACGAAGGTCCGCAAGATCTGATGGCGCTTTGCCGCCAGTGTCACGAGGATGTGCATCATTTGCCGCTCTTCGCCAACGACAATCAGCAGCTCGATCTACCGTTTGCCAACGACAATCCTGTCGAGCCTTCGCGCGTTCCTCGGAGAGCGAAAGCGTGATGCGAGCGCCAGCATGCGGGCGCGATCAATGTCGAAATTTTGCGCTAGCAGATCGAGCTGGCGCCTCTTGCGCCATGTCTCCAGATCGCTGCGGATCGCCGCAGCACTCGAATAGCCAAACGTGATCATGGCGGCGACGATCTGGTAGCCGAATTCGTAAACGAGAGCGCGCAGGTCGGGCGCCATGCCGTCGATCTCGTCCATGTGCGGGTAGTCGCTCAAGGGAACGGGGCGCCGTATCCCATGGCAGTGAGCGCAGCGTTGGTATTGCCAGAGCCGAGCGCCGGCATCGAGACGACGATCGCGACGTTGGGTCCGGTCGCCGGAACGCACGGCGTGAAATCTTCAGTGAGGACCGGATTGTTCAACGTCACGCCGGCTTGGCTCGCGTAGACATAGGTTGCCGTGCCGCCGTTGAGGCCCGTGATAGTCATCAGGACGACCTGTGCGGCGGTAGATCCGGTCGAGGTGAAAGAAAACCCGCATAGCAGGTTCAAGACACCAGGCTTGGCCGGAAACGTCGCGGTTGCCGCGGCGTTGGCGACATTGCCCGACGAGAACGTGAAGATGCGCGTCTGGGCGCCGACGTTGTTGTCGGCGGCATGAGCTGCGCCGATCGAGAGCGCCAGGAGGGCCGCGATAAGAGATCTAAGCATGGGAAGCACCTCGTTGCTGTGGACGCACTGCCGCCTCGCGCATCTTGCGTTGGTGATCAGCAGCTCGCGCCTGTGACTTAAGCGCCAGCTCCTGCATGCGATCGACATGCTCTTGCTGCTTGAACTGCATTTCGAGCTGCATTTTGTGGCTCTCGAAGGCCTGCTTCTGTTGCGTGAGCTGCGCGTCCTGCTGGCGCGCCAGCGCGTCCTGCTTGGCGTTGAAGATCTCGGCCTGCGCCTGGGTTTGCGCCTTCTGCAGCTCGACCTGGTTCTGCTGCGCTTGGCCCTGCTGCTTCATCTGCTCGGTGACGACCTTGGGATCTGGCGGCTGCTTCTGCGCGGCCTGCTGCATGATGCCGAGGATGCGCTGCTTCTGCGGCGCCGGGATCGGCGACACCTCGATCTTGACGATCGCCGGGATGGTGGGATCTCCCTTGATGATCTCGTAGGCGTCCTGCATCGTTGAGGCGACATCCGGTCCCTCATCGAGGATCACCTCGACATCGATCTCACCCAGCGCATTGACCAGCACCGGCTTGCCGAAATTTGGTGACTGGGGATTGCGATCGATGCCGACGCCGTTCAGTTGAATAAACTGGATGACCTTCTCGTCGTCGGTAATTCGCAGCCATCGCTGGCTTGTCCAGTACTGCTGCACGATGGCCCAGATGGCACGATAAACCCGCATCCGCCAGGTGCGATGTGTAAGGAGGAATTTGGATAGTTCAGCCAGTCCAGCCCGCTGCATGAGGTCGATTGCCACACCAGAATGTTCGGTGGGATCACCTTGAGCGAGTAGCGCAGGGTTAACATTGGCAAAGCTATCGATTTCATTCTTTGCCTCGTTCAAGAACTGCATCTGCGCCGCGAGATCCGCGGTCGCACTCTCATCGACCTTGATCTTGTCAGAGAAGCCTGGGTTGATTTCGAGCCAGCCGTCAGCGCGCGCCCACTCAGTGCGGCTCTTCTCGACATCCTGGACGGCGCCCTTCTCGGAGATGATGCGGCGTGAATTCGATATGTGCAGTGCCTTCGATCGGCGCTGGTTGACCTCGTCCTGCGGGCCTTTGAGATTTCGCACGAAGCCGTAGCGATCACCATCGTGATCGACCGCTGCGGAAAACATAATGAACCGCGGCATCGGCTTGCGGTTCTCGTCCAGGAACGGCGAGACGCCTTCATCGAGCTTGAGATCAGCAACGAAGAAGCACCAGCACCAGCGTCCCTTATGCTTGTACCAATGCTCGCACAGCCTGATGCGCTTCTCGCTCGTGTAGACCCATTTCATTTCCTGGTCGGAGTGGGTCGTCATGTCGAAGCCGTGTTCGGCGCCGGCGCGCAGCTCCTCCTCCTTGTCGGGGAACAGCTCGATCGCGGCCTCGACATCGAGGAACTTGGCGATGCCCATGTAGCGAGCGTCGGAGAAATCCGGCTTGCGCGAGCGCGGGTCGTAATAAAAGTCCTCGCCGAAGATGTAGTCGGCGGTGATGTCTGGGTCGTTCGGGCTTCTGTCTACGAGCTTGAGTTCGATGCCGCTGATGCCCTCGATCGAGCAACGCTCGGTCGCATCATGGTCGAGCGTCTTCCAATCGATCTGATCCAGCACGGTGCGGATCGCCTCGGTGGCGAGCGCGGCGCTGCCATCGTTGCTCGGCTTGCGCGGGTAACATTTCGGATCTTGGCGAAGCTTCTCGACCAGGCCGATGATGCTGTCGATCTTGCGGTTGACGCGGTTGTAGGTGACGACCGGCTGCCGGCGCTTCTTGAGGATGCGGATCTCCTCCGCGGTCCACTGTGAGCCGTGGTAATAGTGCCGGCTGACCTTCTGCTCCTCGATCTCCAGGATCTTGGCGCCGATGTAGTCGGTGTATTGCCGGCGCATGATCGGCGTCGAGAGAAAGCCGGTGCCGTCCTCGTTGTCGTTGTTGCTGGCATCGATGCCCCGCGGCCCGAGGCGATCGGGCGAGGTGCTGGTCGGTGCCGAGGTCACGATCTCCATCAGGCATGCCCCGCGGGTTGACCGAGGTGGTTGATGAAACCGAGGCGCAGCCCCGTTCGCAGCATCAGCGTCTTGTGGTTTGCGTCATGCAGCGGGCCGAGCTGGTAGGCGAGCGCGCGGCGATCGCAGCAGGCAAGGCAGAGCGCCTTGAGAGACGGCTCTGCCTGCCTGATCGTCCAGGTGACGATCTTGTGCGTGACGAACGATCGCTGCTCCGGTGTCACGGGGGCGGCGCTTCCGGGCTATCCACCGGATCTCGCGACAGCTCGTACTCGAAGAGCGAGCGGATCTCTTCCAGCTCTTCCTGGGTGCGCGGGCTGTTGTTGCTGAACCCGTGCTGATAGCTGTCGATCAACGTATTGATACGCTTGATCCGCTCGGGCGCGAGCTGATCCTTGGCAGCCGCGCCCTGCTTCTGGTTGCTCGCCATGGCTAGGCTGCCTTGGTCTTCGCGGCTGCAGCCTTCTCGGCGGCGGCAGCGTTCTCCATGGCGGCCTTGTCGGCTGCGACCTTGCGGGCAGCCAGCTCCTCGGCAGCCTTCTCCCTGGCCTTCTTGGCAACGATCTCGGCCTCGGTCGGCTTGCGCTCGTACATCGGATTGTAGAGCGGTGGCGGGGCCGGCGGCGCCTTCTCCAAGGCAGCCTTCTCAGCCTCGGCCTTTTCGGCTGCTTCCTTGTCGAGCTGCTCCCTGGTCACGCCGGTGAGCGCCTCGCGCAGCTCGTCCAGCTCGCCGGGGGTGCGCGGCGCCTGACTGTGCATGGCGTGTTCGTAATTGGCGAGCAGGTTCTTGATGCGGTCTTCCTTCGACACCGGCGCTTCCTTGGCCGGGGCCTTCGCGGCTGGATGGGCAGTGTGGGCAGGTTCGGTCATGGCGGTCTTCCTTCTGGTTGGAACGGGCGATCGGTGTGATCTGCGGGGTTGCATCACACTATGGCGTGTGCCTTGGGCCTTGCGTTTGGCCGCCTTCATGCTGACCCTCTCGTCGGCTCTTCGTGGTCTGGCAGGAACGGAGAGATCGGCGGCGGCGGCGCCTTTGGCGGCATGAAATCGTGCGGGTCGTTGTCGCCGAGCCGCTGCGCCTTCCGCAGGAAGATGTCGAGGTAGTCCGAGAGATCCCGTAGGCTGTCGCTGCTCAATGCGGCTGGATAGACGATCGAGACACGGCCTTCCGCGAGCGTGAAGGTTTCTCGTGAGACGTTTGTGTTCCAGAGTTTCATCAGCGCCTCACGGTGTCACAGCGCGAGATCTCCACGAGGTTGCGCGCGAGCTGCCTGCACTGGATGCCGGTCGTGATCGCATCGACATCGGAGCGTGTGTAGTAGAGCTGCTCTCGATCGGTGGTGATGCTGCAGCCGGCCAGCGTGAGCAGGACGATCGCCAAGCTAATAGGTCTTGAAACTCTCGCTCGCTTCATCATCGTGGAGAACCTTGTAGCCGTCGCGCGGCGGATCTGCCTCGACGCGGATCTTCTCCCAGGGCCGCGACATGCAGGCGTAGCGCCATTCGTCCGCCGCGTGATCCTCGCCATCGCTGTCGAGATCCTCGGGCTTGGCCTGGTCGTGCTGCAGGACCGGGATCGTGCGGATGCTGTCGCGACAAGTCGAGAAGCAGTAGAGCATCGGTTGCCCGCCAATGCCGATGAGCCGCGCTCGCATCTGGTCCCAGCCGCCCATGGCGCCGCGCTGGGGAACGCGCTTGTTGTCTGCCGGTCGAAACGAGATCAGGTTATTGTTGATCAGCGCGGTGTTCAGTCGCTCGGCGTGTGAGGGTCCGCCGTCCTCGGTGAACGTCGAGGGATCGATGACCGCATAGGAAAGCGGTGGGTCGGCCAGCTCGCGCTCGATGATGCCGTCTGCGAGCTGCTCCGCGGTAAGCTTAAGACCGATGTTAGGAGAACTCGCCGTGTACCATTCCCGGTAGCGTATGAGCGCGCCGCGCGGAATAGTGACCTTGCGGCCATCGCTCTTGATCCCGTGGTCGTCACTGGCGATAGCCCACCAACCGATGCTAGCCGGTCGATAGCTTCCCCAGTCAGCCGAGCGAAAGCGTATCCAATCTTCCGGCACCTCGAAAGGATCGAGAACATGCTTGTGCGTCTCCCAGCAATCGAAGAAGGCGCCTTCGATGACATCCCAATTGCCGTAGCGCATCGCCGCGACAAGCTCTTTCGAACCGAGGCCCTCGAGGCGGGCCTCGTAGCCGGGGTCGTCGGCCAGCATGCTCGGGTTGTCATCGAGCCGCGCCGGGATGAACTGGCGCATCATGCCGCCTTCCGCGGCAGACATCTTGCGGATCGTGTTGGGCCGCGCCGGCGTGACGAACGACTGCTTGACCCAGAGGTGACCGACGTTGCCGGGGTTGGCGCTGCACAGAACACGAGGAAAGCGTTTGCGGTATTCTTCCGGCAGCTCGATGCCGACCATGCGAACGCGATTGCGGAGGAAGCGATACATATGCTCCAGGAAATGCGTCAGCTCATCGATGAGCAGAACGTGGATTTCCGAGCCTTGGTACTTGTAGACATCCTTCGCGTCTTTGCAGTGGCACAGATAGATGCGGCTGCCGTTCCAGAAGCGCAGCTCATCCTCAACGATCTCGACCAGGCCGGCGCTCGTCCAACTCGCTAGCATGGCGCGGAAGCCTTTCGGGCCTTCCATGTGGTTCTTGATGAGATCCGGCAGCAGGCGCCGGAAGAAATAAACCTGCAGACCTGGAATGAACGAACACCAGTTGATCGCGGCAGCTCGCATGAGGTGCGATTTACCGCCACCGGCGGCGCCACCGTACAAGATCTCAGTGGCTTCGCTGAGAAGGGCTGTCCATTGGCGCGGGTGCAGATCGTCCATTTGTAGATGGAAGCTTTCTGCCGTAACTGATTGACGCCTGTTTTGGTATCCCATCGGGCCACCTCAAGTTCACGTTCTCGGCGAACATCCCGAGGTGCTTGCCGAGATCCACGAGCGCAGCCCGCTGATCGTTTGCTCTGATCATTCCCTCGGGGCTTAGATCGCAGAATGCTATTTTCGCCAGCCCCTTGATGATGCGCTCGACGGTGACCTCGGTCTTGGCCGCGGCAGCTCCGGTAATTTCCGTTACTCTTCCGGTAATCTGTTTCGCGAGTTTGGCTGAGTTGCTGTCGTTGCGCTTGAAGCCGGCGAGTTGATGGGCATCGACCGCGGTCTTGCCCTTGGCGAGCCACTGCGCCATCAGCTCGTGGCGCGGGTTTTTAAGAACGCCCATGATCTAATCCCAATCGCTCGGCACAAATAGGGTCGGAAAAACGTCGCGGGTGAACCAAGCCAGCGCGATCAGGCCGACGCCGCCGAGCAGAATGCTCGCTGGTACAATCACCGTTAGCCACCATGGGTTCATTTCATTCGGCCCATCTGTTTGTCCGAGATCGCGCCGCGCTTGTGGAGCTGCTGCGCTTTACGCTTGACCGAGTAGGCGATCGCGACTGCCTGCTTGACGGGCTTGCCGGCGTGAACCTCGGCGCTCACGTTTTTGGAGAACGCCGGCTTAGATGCTGATTTGGTCAGAGGCATCGCAAAACATTCTCCGCATCATAGGCGCACTGGCAGCAGCTCGTCAGTCAGTTGTGAACGATGAAACCGAAATCATGCCAGCCGAGCAAGAAGAACAGGATCAAGATGATGATGTCGCTTGCAGGTGCGAACCAGGGCGGCGCTTGTTCCCAACGACGACCAAACACAGCAATGATCCACAGCAGCATGATGACCCAGAAGATAAGACCGATCGGCATTTGCTACCTCCTTCGATATGGCCCCGCCTCGGGGTGACGGGGGACGAAACCCCGAGGCGAGGATCACCCAGAACACCAAACATCGGTGGATGATTACTGCGAGATGTTGGGAGCCGCGGGGGGCTGGGGGGCAGCAGTATCCGCGGCACCCGGGGTTGCAGCAGCAGGCGGCTGGGCGAAACCTTTGATGCGATCGAGAACCTTGTCTGAGATGATGCCGCGCTTGTGCAGGCCGGCGACCTTGGCGTTGGCTTCCATCTGCTCTTTGGCGTGAGCTGCGGCGGCGCCCAGGCGCCCTTTGTCGCCCTTGATCTCCTCGGCCTCGCGCAAGGTGCGGTGATCACTCTCGGCGCGCCACTTGTCATCGCTTGGGACCGCGATCTTGGCTTTGCCGGCAGGCTTACCTTTGGCCATTGCTTCGTTCTCCTCTTTATGCAAGAACGCATATCCGTTTGGAGCCGACTATGGACACTATTGACGCAACGATCACATACGAAAAGGGCCAGAACATCGTCGTCATCACCAAGGGTGGTGAGATTGTGCTTGAGGTTCCGCTCGATGATTTCCTTAAGCTCCCGGCGATCCGGTACGTCAGAGATCTGGCTATTGAGGGTACCGCTCATCACTGATGAGGCCGCGATCGTGCGCGTCTTGCCAGACATTGGCACCAGCAACGCCAGCGGGAACGCTGAGAAGTGGCGCCTTGCCGCGAATGAGCTGCTTTAACACCTGCGCTTTCGTGAGGCCGCGAGCCTCGGCGGTCCTGGCGATGCGGTCCTCCGTAACCTGGAGGATCGGGTTCACCTGGGTGAGGCTTGACGATCGGTTGCCCGTCAGCTCGCCCCCTCCGGTCCATCCGGCGGCTTGGCCTTGCCCGGTCGCGAGGCCCTTGCGCTGCGCCAGGTCGCGCCAGTAATTTTCCAGCGCCGCATATTCGTTCGGGTTCGGTTGGCCCGCCCAGAATGCTGGCCTTTTGAGTGCTTCCTCCATCGAGAGGTCGCCGCTCGCAAACATCTGGCTTGGGTTGATCGTCGGCGCGCCGGTTTTTGGTTTAAACGAACCCTTCAGAAAGCGCGGATCTTCAGCGAGCATAGCTGGCAGATTGAATGCGTGGGCGTCGATCGTTGCTGGCTGCAGATTGCCTCGCAGGTTCTCGGCGTAGGATGGTGGCTTTGGATTTTTAATAGGGTTCCAAGTCCCCTGCTGGACATCGACCGCGCCCTGCCGCTGAAGCTTCTGCGCCATGTGACCATACGGCGCCGGCTGACCTGGATCTTCTTCCCAAGGCAGGATCGGCTCGCCCTGCGCGTCCCTGACGTAGTAGTAGCTGGCGTTGCGAACATTCTCAGGAACCTTCGAACGCGGCGACGTTGCCGAAAGGTAGTTCGTGTAATCGCCGAAGGCTGCTGTGCCTTTCTTGCTGCCCAACTCACTCTGGAATTCTTGCAGCAGTGGATCTTGGTTGTAGAAGCGTTCAGCGCCGACGCTGAGGCCTTTGTCGATCGCCTTTAGAACGCCGCGCTGCACTGCCTTGTCTTCGACCAGCTCGCCGACGCGCTCAGACACACCGCGGGGCGGGTCATAGCGCGGCAGATCAAACTGTGGAACGTCTGGCACATCACCAAGGCGCGAATAGTCGAACAGCGGCGCTTTGCCGCCGATCGCCGGTGCCTCGGGTATTTTCATTCTGCCGCCGCCGGCGCCGAGCGCGCCAACAGGCGCACCGGCGACGGATGGGCCGACACCCATCAGCGCCGCGTATACAACGGGGCCGGCGTTGTACTCGCCGCCGGTGCGTAGGTTTTCTGATTGTTCGAAGGCGCCGCGCGCTGTCTCGTTGGCGCCGGCGAGGATCTTCTCGAGCGTGTTGCTGGTCTGATCGTTGTACTCCTGCGGCGACACCGTGCCAAAATTTGCACCAGGCTGCTGCAGATATGGCGCGAGGAAATCTGCAAGCCCTGGCATGATCACCTCGCTCTAAAGGCCCTGCACCGCGGTTGTGGCGTTTTGCTCACCGTGGGGCAAACAAGACCCGCGGCGCAGGGATAGCGGGTGTTCTGTGGGCCCCGCTATGCCGCGATTGGCTTGCGCTTCCGGCGACCAAGCATCATCAAGCCGCCGAGCGCCGATCCAAACAGCCACACGGCTGACGGCAGCGGTGTCGCCGCCAGGTTGGCGCCAACGTCGATGCGGTTGTGTTCGAAATCGGTAATCGTGCCGCCGATGTCGAGCAGCGTCAGCGTGGTCATTAGCTCGCCATCGATGGCGGTCAGCGTGAACCCTGATTGTGCATTCGGGTCGAGCTGGCCGAGATCAAAAGTGAACAGGCCATCCGAGGCCAGCACTTTCAGAATAACGTCGCCAGTGCCTTTGAGAGAAAACACTTGCGTCGTTGTGCCTATTTCGAAAATGTTGAACGGGTCTTTGACATCGATCACGATGCCAACAGTGTTATCGATCTTGATGTCGTTGCCGCTGGCAGCACCAATGAAGCCGGTACTCAATCCGGTGTAGTCAATGACATCAACGTGCTGCCCGTTGAGATG